GTAGGTCTTTTGCAGGAGCGCGTCACCCATATACTTTTCGTTTTCCAGTATCTTGCGGACGGTGCTGTCGTGCCAGCGTGGATTGTCCCGTGCGGTGCGAATGCCGTCACGTTCCAGCCCTCTGGCGATTTTCATACAGCTTGCACCCTCCAGATACTCCCGGAAGATACGCTTGACGACCTCCGCCTCCGCCGGATTGATAATCAGATGCCCGTTCTCGTCCTTGTCATAGCCGAGGAAATTTCGGGTGTTCACCATTACCTTCCCCTGCTGGAAGCGGTACTGGATTCCCATTTTCGTATTCTTGCTGAGCGATTCCGATTCCTGCTGTGCCAGTGAAGCCATAATGGTGATCAGGACTTCGCCCTTTGCGTCCATCGTGTTGATGGATTCCTTTTCAAAGAAAACCGGAATGTTGATTTCTTTCAGCAAGCGGATGTATTTCAGGCAATCCAGCGTGTTGCGGGCAAAACGGCTGATTGACTTTGTAAAAATCATGTCAATTTTTCCTGCCTTGCAGTCCTCGATCATAGCGTTGAACTGCTCTCTGTTTTTGGTTGAGGTCGCACTGATGCCTTCATCAGCGTACACTCCGACAAATTCCCACTCCGGATTCGTCTTGATAAATTCCTCGTAATGCTGAATCTGTGCCTCATAGCTGGATGCCTGTTCCTCGTTGTCCGTGCTGACACGGCAGTATGCCGCTACCCGCAGACGCTGTACTTCTTCTTTCGCCGCCGAATTGCCTTTCTGCGGTTTCGGCGGAATGACGGTCATGTTTTTCATGATTTCACCTCTATCAGACTATAAATGTATTCGGCTTGCTGTGCCGGATCGTTGAAATGCGTTTCCGCCTCAGCCAGATCGAACACTTTGTGAATCGGCGGTGCGGTATACCGCTTTTCGCAGCTGTGCGAACTCGCACGATGGATTCTTCTGCCGTTTGCTTTTGCAAATGTCTCCCGGCTGATAATCGCAGGGTAGTAGTCGGTGCCAATGTAGATGTCCTGCATCAGGATTCTCTTGACGGCGCTGTGCTGCATGAATACGCCTGCATTTTCCGCAGCCGCTTTCATGCTCAGCCCGGAAACATAGCCGTTGAAAATGTTGACGATGACGCCGGCTTCCTGTTCATCGATGACGGCTTTGCCGTTTATGATTTTGTATCCGTACATAGTGCCTCCCTCAATGTCAGTCCGCATTTTAGCTTGAAACCGACACAGTCCCTGTTGTAAACGATGATGCTGTCAACAAAAGAAGTGAACAACTCCTCGTTATAAGCGTCCAGCATATCCGCTGCTTCCAAAAAATGCAGCAGCTTTTCGGTTTCCCGTAGCATTAGACCGGATTCAATATTGCCAAGGCTTTGGATCTCTCTGCGGGCTGCTTTTCCATACGGTTCAGTTCCTGATTGTACATCACTGCGTCAATGATACTCTTTACCCGGAGTTTTTTCAACTCGCATTTCCGGTCGTTGTTTTTCTGAATACTCGCTTTCAGACGCATGATACGCTGGAGATTTTCATCGCTGCCTGCCACACGCAGGGCGTTGTAATACGGGCGGAGCAGTATCTTTCGGGTGAAAATGAGCTTGTTCAGCATCGTGGTAAAAGCGGACTGGAACGCTTCCTCATGGATAAACTTCATAGAGCAGCGTTCCTTATCGGTCAGGTGCGTCTTACAGCACCAGCTGATTCCGCTGGAAATCACCTGACGCTTGAACGTGCTGCCACACGCACCGCAGATGATTTTGCTGCTGAAAGCATACCGTCGCTGGTACTTTTCATCCTCGCGCCGGATGCCGCGTTCCCTGAGCCGCTGTTCCAGAACATCATGTGCTGTTGCGTATAGCTCCCGGCTGATGATTGCCTCATGATGATCTTTCACTTCCGAGCTTTCCACGTCGCCTGTGTTTCTGTGCCTGCGAAAGCTGTCGTCCGTATAGGTCTTGTTGTAGCGGACATCACCGACATATTTCTCATTATTCAGAATGCCCATGATCGTTGTGGTACTCCACTTGCCGCCTCTGCGCGTCTGCACACCACGGCTGTCCAGTTCCTTGCCGATCTTATGCACACCCATGCCGGAAACAACGGACTTGAAAATGAAGCGGACAATGCCTGCTTCATCCGGAATGATCGCATAGTTTCCGTCACTGTCGAAGGTGTAGCCGTAAGGCGCTGTTCCTGCTCTGTACCTGCCGTTTTTGATACGCTTTTGGTTGCCCCACTTCACATTTTTGGAAATGGACTCGGATTCCTCCTGTGCCAGACTGCTCAGGATTGCAAGCACAAGTTCTGTTTCCATACTTCCGGTATCCAGATTTTCTTTTTCAAAGTAAATGGGGACTTTGTAAGAAAGCAGCTCACGCACCAGTTCAAGGCAGTCCGTGGTGTTGCGGGAGAATCGGCTGACGGATTTCGTCAGCACATAGTCGATGCGACCGATGCGGCATTCGTATAGCAGTGCCTGCAAGCCGTCACGGGCATCTGCCTTTGTCCCAGTGATGCCGAAATCATATAAAATACGCCAGCGTACTCCCAGTCGGAATGCAGCTTGATCCACTCTTCATAATGTGCCTTCTGCGTTTCCAGGCTTTCCCGCTGGTCATCGTTATCCGTACTGACACGGCAGTAGGCAGCCACACGGAGTTTCTTTTT